ACACTGCACCTCGAGATGCCAAAGGTAAGCTGCAGCCATGTAAGCGCAAAGCTTTGTTGATGGACACTAACCCACCGGACGACGATCACTGGTGGTATCAGCTAGCCGAAGATGGTTACCGCAAAGGCACAAGGCCAGAACAGTTGGAGTTTGCCAAGTCCGAAACCGCTAGAATATTTGAATTCTTCCGTGGGCCTGCGCCATTAATCAAAAACCCTGATGGCAGCTATGATCCTAATCCGTTAGCAGAGAACATTGATCACTTGCCCGAAGGTCATGATTACTACCTTGATATGATAGCCGGTAGTGAAGAGAGTCATGTCAATGTCATGGTGATGGGCAACTACGGTCATCTGGTCACAGGTAAACCGGTGTATCCTGAGTACAATGATAAGCTGCATTGCCCAGAACAAGGCATCGTTCCATTGAAGGGTGTACCTATTGGGCTCGGTTGGGATTTCGGGCTTACTCCATCGTGTGTTATTGGGCAGATCACATCACTTGGCCAGCTATTGATACTCAAAGAATTATTCAGCGAAGACATGGGGGTGAGGCAGTTCGCTCGAGATGTCGTCAAACCATGTCTATCTGTTGAGTTTAAAGGTTTTGAGATAGCGTTTAGCCTTGGTGATCCGTCAGGCATAGCGCGTGGTGAGAGTGAAGCTAAGTCTGCTATTGGCATATTGAACGATGAGTACGTGGTCAATGACGATGGCGATCTGATTGTGCCATTGGACATGGGTTTTCATACTGAAGGCGCACCGACTAACTCACCGGCACTTCGATTGGACGCAGTGAAGCACTTTCTGACTAAGTTGGTGAGTGGCGGTTACGCTGGTTATGTGCTAAACAAGACTTGCAAGTACCTACGCAAAGGGAAGATGGGCGGGTACAAATACAAGAAGATTCAATTATCAGGCGAAGACAGGTACAATCTAACACCTGACAAGAATATATTTTCACATCCTGCAGATGCAGAACAGTACCTAGCATTAGGGTTTACGCGAGAGCTTCATGATATGTGGAGCGAAGAAGACGAAGATAATCAATCTAATAAACGCGCAAATTCAGGTGCTGGTGGGTACTAATGTCAATTCAAAAACTGCTTAAAATTATCAGCATGGACAATGTTGCTGATATGTTGAACAACTCAGAAACGGGCAAGCAACAGCTCGTAACAATCGGTAAAGATGTAGTCATTGGCTACGATACAGATTGGACATCAATGCAGGATTGGCGTGAAGATGTCGATAAAGGACTTGAGCTAGTTAAGCCAGCAACCAAGGGCAGATCAGAACCTTGGGAGGGCGCATCGAATCATAAAACCCCATTACTAATGGAAGCGCGTATTCGTTTTGGTGATCGAGCAACCGAAGAGTTACTTGGTACCGGCAAAGTAGTTAAGTGTAAAACGGTTGGCAAAGATCCTCTCGGTAAAAAAGATGATCGCATTGAGCGTGTCGAAGGTGTAATGAACTGGCAGCTTACTGTTGAGGCTGATAGCTGGATGGATGAGCAGGACGCACTGCTTTATAACTTGGCATGTCAGGGCTCAATCTTTAAGAAAGCCTACTTTGATTCAAGCGAAGGTCACAATGTATCTGAAGTGATCATGTTTCCCAACTTCGCAATCAATCAATCAACTAAAGCGCTGGATAAAGCTGCTAGGTTTACTCATCGAATATTTAAAACGCCTAACGAAATACTCGAGATGCAAAACGCTGGCGTGTGGCTTGAAGCAGATATTGAGCTTGGGGCCAAAGCTACTGATGATGACGCTGAAGAAACAGAAAAGGATTTACGCACAGAATTTTACGAGCAGCAGTGTTACCTTGATCTTGATGGCGATGGCTATGATGAGCCGTATGCCGTAACAGTTCATGCTGCATCTTGCACCGTGGTTAGAATCGTTGCTCAAATTGCTCTCGATGATATTTTTATCCGCAATGCTAACGGTGTGACGATTACTGTTGATCGAGTCATTGCGAAAGATGAGAACGGTAACCCATTAATAATTGATGATGTCGTTCAGTTTGAAACCAAAACAAAAGACTGGCAGATAATTAAAATCACCAGAGAGAAATGCTTAATAGAATATAAATTCTTAACTAACCCGCAAGCAGAGTACCTGTCTGTTGGCTACTTCCATATTCTAGGCACGTACTGCCAAACCATTAACGCTACGACTAACCAACTGGTTGACTCCGGTACACTTGCTAACTTGCAGGGTGGTTGGTTGGCTAAAGGTTTCCGTAAGCGCATGGGTGATATTGATGCTGCTCCTGCTCAATGGTTAGAGACAGGTTTAAGTGCTCATGATTTAAAGAACGGTGTATTGCCTCATCAGTTCAAGGAGCCATCACAGACTTTGTTTGCGTTGCGCGGTGAGTTAATGAGTGAGTCAATGCGACTAGCTTCAACAACTGACTTGGCATCTACGATTGGGCCTAACACTCCTGCTGAGACAACACTGTCAATGGTGCATGAGAAGCAAGAGGCTGTTGGTGCAATCATTCTCCGCATATGGAGATCAATGAGTCGTGAGTTCGGCATCTGGTATAAGCTTAACTCCAAGTACATGGACTTTCAGTTATACAAAACTTTAGTTGATAACGATGAAGCTGATCCAATGATGGATTTTAATACTCAAGACATGGACATCGCACCGGCATCATCACCTAAAAACAATTCGAAGATCCAGCGTATTCATAAAGCAACAGCACAGCTTGGCGTTATCGATCAGATACGGGGCGCTGGCGGTCAGGTTAGGCCGGTGATTGAAGAATACCTTGAAGCGATTGGTAGTGATTCGATTGATCAAATATTTCCTAAGCTTACACCTGAGCAAGAGCAGCAAGCGAAACAAGAAAGTGATCGAGTTAAACAACTTGAAGAACAGTTACGATTCTTGCCGGTTAAAGCTCAAGCAGATATTGGTGAAGCTGAGAAAGGTAAAGTTCAGGTTGCTATGGCAGCAGAGCAAACCAAGCGCGAGAAGAATCAAACTGATGGCCAGTTAACTCAGGCTAAGACTCAAAACACTATGATTGATTCGCAGAAGAAAGCTGCTGAGACAAATAAAATTAAAGTTGAAACTGATGCTCAAAGTTTAGAGACAGACGTTCTTAGTTCTAAAATGTTAGAGATGACAGATGGGCCTACTTAAAAATTTAATCGAACAATCATTTAAGATGGGCGACCTTGATCCGTTAAAGGGTGCGCCTACTTCTGCCAACATTCCAAACGTGGGCCGATATGATCTCGGTCAAAGTTCGGAGATTATTAAGTCTGCTGAAGAGTATGCGCGTGAGGCTGGTGTTGATTTAAAAACACTCGACCGGTACTTGTCTATTGATCCAGAGTTTTCTGGTCAAGTTGCTAATGAGTTTGGGTTGATGAAGCATGATCCTAAAAACCCCCAGACAAAGAAAGCATTTCAAAAGCTAGCAGACGAAACATTAATGCAGTACGAGAAGATGCTGAGTGATGACGTTAAGCCGTTCTTCTTTGGTGATCTCACTGATCCATATACGAATAGCCCATACGAATCATTGATTGATTTGCAGGATAATAAAAAGCTTGGCGTTTACTCAACTAAGGCTGGCTTCGGTCCTGATGGCTTTGACGCAACTGATAACCCCTTACTACAATCGTCAGGCTTTAAGCTTGGTGGTGAAGACGTATTGGTTAACGATGCCTTTCGTGCGGTACACGACTACTACGGGCATGCTAAGCATGGCTTAGGCTTTCGTGCTGCCGGTGAAGATAATGCGTATCGTGCTCACTCTGGAATGTTTTCACCTGAAGCAATGAGAGCTGCTGCTACTGAGACTCGCGGCCAAAATTCTATGCTTAACTATGGACCTCATGGTGAAGCTAATCGTACCGCAAAACTAATCGACACAGAATTTTCAGAACAAAAGACAGGCTTGCTTCCTAATCAATTTGCAGTAGGTCGCACCCCCCTTGGTGATGAGCGCAAGAAATCATTCAACGATTTATTTATGGAAGGTGTTAGTGGTTTAGAGGGGGCGATTGATGCTCAAGGCAACTTAAACCTTACGCATTATTCTCGACAGCCACTTGATCGTATTGAGCCTGACAGGTATGGCACTGGTCTATCAAAAAGAACTAAGGGTGAGTTTAATCGTCTATCTTCACCTGACGCGCCTAAGCGTTCCTTCTTTGGTTTAAGTACTGATGTAGATCCATACAGAAAAGAGCAGGGGCTTGGTCAGGTTTCGAATCAAGTTAAGATAGCGCCCGAGCAAATGTATGACCTCGATAAAGATCCTGACAATTTAAGGAAAGGTATCGACGCTAGTGTTCATCAGTCACCACAAGAAAGACAGAATCAATTTGAGAAAACCGTTCAAGAGAAAGGTTACTCTGGGTTTTTCACAAACTCACCAGCTCAAGGCAAAGTAGCTGCGATGTTTGATCCGATGAATGTCGGCAAGAAAATGATTATACCTTTAGGTGTTGGTGCTGCTGCTAGTCAGTCTGAAGATGCTCAAGCTGGCGTTATTAGCATGGCGCTAAAGAAAGGTTTGGATCCAGACAATCTTGTCAAGACCGGCATGCTTAAGTCTGAAATGGTTAACAATCCTCAAGCCGTGAAGACTGCCCAAGGAAAATACAAAAAAGCATTCGAAGGTAAACCATCATTTAGAAAAGCTCAGACAGGTAAGATGCAAGGCGATTCTAAGTTTACTGACACTGATATTGGCCAGCGTAAAATAATTATGCCTGAGGATATTGTTGGTAATACTTTGGTGCCTGTTACTGGTGACCGTAGTGTTACCGGCAGAACTATCGAGCGCGTTGGTGGCGTTGATTTGAATGAGCCTGTCCGTATTGAAGGCGGTCAAGACTTTCCGCTGGAGAGAGAGGGTACCGGTTTAGGTTGGGCATCAATGAAGGACAAAGCCGACATTAAGCAGGGTAACTTTAATTTAGCTAGTGAAACCGGCCAAGATGTTATGGGTGTTTACTCTGCGCTTGGCGAAGACTCTGTTAACTTCTCGACTCCGATATTCGAAGGCATGATGAAGCAAGTGCAGCAATTGCCATTAACTAAAGCTGACAAGAAAGCGTTCGATAACGAGTTTAAGAAAACCAAAAAAGATTGGGTCGGCTTAGATCATCCTGATGCGATGGATCAATTGATGGGTCGCGGTGAATACACATCGAAGGGTGCCGGTAAAGCGCGAACTAATTTCGTTAATCAAATGGACAAGGCTCAGTATAGAGATCAGGGCTTTCCAACATTTAAAGAAATGCGTGACTTGGCTAATGACCAAGGCTTGATTGATATTCCAAAAGGTGGATCTGGCACTAGCATATTCCAAGCCAAACCATTTGAAAGCACTATGCCTATCGATAGTCATCAGAGTTATGACACTGGCATTCGAGGTGATTACAAGGGCGGTCTTATTGATTCGTTGCCACCACAAGTTATGTTCCCTAAAATATGGCAACACTTAAGCCAAGCATCAAACAAGCATGGTGATCCGTTAACCGAGCCTCAAAAAATTGGTTCGTTAATGATGAATCCAAAGTTGTTCGAGAAAACAGATCAACAATGGCTTGATAATGTAAGTGAGTACCTCCATAACGCTTCAAGGCAAGGAAAGAAAGTTCCTGATGGTCAAGGTGGGTTTGTTGATCCTAAAGTCGCATTAGGTATGATGGCTGGCTCTGGTGCTGCTGGTTTAGCATTCGCGGCAAAGCCAAGGGAAACAAAGCAAGATCAAACTAAAAAGAATTATTTGCAGAAAAGAGTTGAGCGAGGGGGTGCCGATGCACAAGCTGCTCAAGGTATGTTAGATCGAATGAAAGCACACATGAATAAAAATATTCAAGATACTGCTGCGATTGTTGAGCCTGCCATGATGATTGGTAATGCCTTAGCAAAAGAATCAGCAAAAGGTTGGGCGGGTATCTCTGCTGCAATCCAAGGCGAAGATAGTTTTGCCGCAATGCAACAAATGGAAAACGATTTTAAACCTTACGTGCCTCAATCAGAAGGCGGTATACGTGGAGCTAAAAACTTAGGCGGGTTCATTAAACAAACCACTGACTATTGGACAGAGGGTGAGTCTGGCGAAAACATCGAGCAAGTTAAAAAGAATTTCAAGACGAGTCAAGATTACTTGAATAAAACGGTTGGCGACAAGTACGGCAAAGAAGCTGGTGCTGCTGCTGCGACCGCATTAGGATTATTACCTGAGGTAATATAAACCGCCAGTATCGCTGGCATACTAGAAGGCGAGGCTTATAGCCAAGCTGACAACAAGAGGAAATACACATGAGTGTAAGTAAAACCCAAGCCGCAGAATGGCTAGAAAACCCTGTCACAGCTCACTACTTCAGTGAACTCCGTAAGCAAAAACTCGAAGCACAACAAAAAGAAAGATACGTTCCTACTGACTCGAATGGCAATGCCGTTAATTCAGATAGCGTTGGTATGTTTAATTCATTTGTTGCCGGTCAGATTGAAGGTATCGATGTAGCTATCGACCTTCGTAAAGAACTTGTGGAGGATAAAAACAATGACGACTAATAACGATAGATCGAAAATTGGTATGAACTACGATGGTGACATCAAGGTGCATCCTCAACGTGGCAATGTTTTAGTTAAGCTAAATAGTATAGAGGAAACATCCGAGAGTGGAATTATTTTGCATACAAATGAGCAGCAAGGCAGAGAGCAGGATGGGCAAGACATGGGTGTTCTTGTTTCAATGGGTCCGTTAGCTTTTATTGAAGACTGTGATGGTGGTACCGCAGAGTCGAGAGCAGAGCTGTGTGGATTTAAAATTGGCGACGAGGTTATGTTTACTCGTTACGATGGTGAGCGTCCAAGAATTTCTGGTTACGAGGATTACAGGATCACACCAAGCGTTTGTTTGAAAGCAACAATAGAAAGAGTGGAGAAGTAATATGACAACAGCAGCAGAAGAAAAAGCGTTAGCGCTAGGCGGTAAAGAAGGTGAGCTTGATCGTGGTGAAAGAAAACCAATGCAAGGCAGTGAAATTGTCAATGAAGATGATGAGCTGAACGAAGACCTTGGCGAAGGTGAAGGTGAAGGCGAAGGCGAAGGTGATGATCAGTTCACTGACGACGAAATCAGAGCAAGCGAGCGTGGATGGAGGCCAAAGGCAGAATGGCAAGGTGATCCTGATGAGTGGCGACCGGCTAAAATATTTAACGAAATTGGCGACTTGCAATCTCAGGTAGGTAATCAGAACAAGCAGATTAAAGGTATGAAGAAATCTTATACCGAAGACATCTCGAATCTGAATGCTGTACATAAACGGCAAATGGAAAATCAGTCCAAGCAATTGAAGTCTGATTTGAAAAAAGCTATTCGTGCTGGTGATGACGACCTTGTTGATGAGATCGAAAAAGAGCAAGAAGAACTCGAGCAACAGAAACAGTCAATAAGTCAAAGCACTAACGTGGGCTCACCCCAAGCAGATGCAATTTTGCAGGGTGAATGGGAAGGTGAGAACGATTATATATTTGATCAAACTGATCCTCGACATAAAGCTGCGATGTCTGCGTTTCATCTAGCTACTGCCAAAGGTTTTACGATGGAAGATAAGCTAGCATTCGTTGATGAGCGCGTAGCTAAGGTTGCTGCGAAGATGGTCGATGAAACTGGTGGTAACGTAAATCAAAACCGAAACAAACCAAGTGGCTTGTCAGGTGGCGGTGGTGGTGCCGGTGGTAAAGGTGGCGGCAAAGGAAAAATATTGACGATGGCTGATCTAAGTGGGTCAGAGAAAAACCTTCGTGATGTTTTCCCAGACACTGATGCTGGTGAAAAAGCATTTCTTAAATCAATTACTAACGCAAGAAAAGGTGGATAATAATGACTACAGCAAAATCCGGTGTAGCTCCCGCAAAAGCTAAATCAAAAAAACTAACTAAAAAAATAGCAAGCTCAGCACCTGTCGATCAACCAAATGATCCGGTACTAAAAAAACGTGTACCTATGCATGCACAGATTGAACAGGCGCTACCAAAAGAAGCGAGGGATACTAACTTCTCATATCGCTGGTGTGCTGACTACGGTAAAGGAAAGATGCAGAGATACGTTGCCGCAGGGTGGGAGCATGTCAAGGACGCGCATGGCAAACAGATAACAAAGCCTTCCGGTGAGACTTTGTACCTTATGAAGCTGCCCAAGGAGTACAGGCAAGAAGATAACCTTGCAAAGCGTAAAAAAATCATTGATACTTCTAAGAAATTCGAAGAGAGTCATGGCGCGAATGCAAATCCTGACGATTCAAGTCAACGCGCTGATGATAACGACAACGTGCCAGAATATTTGGCCAAAGGTCAAAACGCCTCTTCATCTTGATAATAATAATCGGCCATTGAGCTGAAAGGGGGTTCGCCCCCTTCCTCCGGTAGTTAATAAAAGGCTATTTAGGGTAGGAAAATAGAGAAAATGTAGTGAAATCAAGGGCTTGCGCTCTAGTCTCATTGCGTTATTTTGTTTTTTTACCTTAAACTTTAACTATAGGAGTACTTATTATGGGTGGAGCAGTCTTATCCAAAGTACAAAATTCAGGAGGCTATGTAGGTCAGGTACAATCATATGAAGTGGTTGCTGGTCATAGTTCTCTCTTGGCTATGGGCGATTTCGTCCTAGAAACTGGTACAGGAAACGCAGCTACGGGTAAAGCCGAAGTCGATGCGGCTACTGCAGGCAGTTTAATTACCGGTGTAATTGTCGGTATCGCGCCAAATTTTGAAAATCTCGAGCAGAAAGGTTTGCCAGCAGGCACAGCCGGAACTGTTCTCGTTCAAGTTGATCCAATGGCATTATACGAGCTAGATATTAGCACCGTAGCTGTTGACGAAGATGACATCGGGCTAAATGCTCCGATTGTGGCAACTGCTGCAACATCATCTGGCAACTTGGTTTCCTCAAACATGACTTTAAACGGTACTACACTTATCACTGCCACGGACCAGCTCCGAGTAGTTGGTTTAGTGCAGGACGATACCGGTGTTCTAGGTTTAGGTGCGATTGGTAACAAAGCACTTGTTAGAATTAATGAGTCAACAATTAAAGGCGTGGTGGGAGTGTAATATGACTATATCAACTGGTAACGTCAGTCGCCTCCTGCAAGAAGGATTAGCGTCTGTTTTTGGTCAAGAATATTCTGAGCATGCTCCGCAGCTTGGTATGATTTTTGATGAGCGCACAAGCCGTAAAGCATTCGAGCAGGATCAACAGTTCGAAGGTTTCACATTAGCTGGTGTTAAAGATCAAGGTGATTCGATTGCCTATGACACACAAACTGAGGGGATCTCTCCGAAGTACGGGCATTTAACTTATGGTAAAGGCTTCATCGTAACTGAAGAAGCGCTTGATGATGAGTTGTACGGTGTGTTTAATCGAAAGGCGAAGGCATTAGCTTTCTCCATGCGCCAGACTAAAGAAGTTGTTGCAGCCAATATCTTGAATAATGGTTTTAACGCTTCCTTCACCATGACAAGTGGTGATGGTCTTTCATTGTTAAACTCAGCTCATGTCAATGGGCCTACTGATAGCAGCACTTATAGTAATGTATTAGCTGTTGCATCAGATTTAACTGAGAGCACGTTGGAAGACATGCTTATTCAAGTTAATCAGGCTACTGACACCCGCGGTCTTCGGATTGCGTTGCAGGGTGCGCGTTTGATTGTTGCTCCATCTAATATGTATAACGCTGAGCGTATTTTAGCTTCGACTTTACAGAACGATACCGGCAACAACGCAGTTAACGCTGTGAAGACTATGAGTTCACTTTCTGGTGGAGCTACTGTTAATAACTTCTTAACTGATGACGATGCATGGTTTATTAAAACCAATTCGCCTGAAGGCTTGAAGTGTTACACACGTAGAGCTGCTCGATTTGAGCAAGACATGGACTTCGGTACAAGTAACATGCGGTTTAAGGCTACTGAGCGTTACAGCTTCGGTTGGTCTGACTCTCGCGGCATTTACGGTACCGCTGGATCTTAGATCCTCTAGGGATTGGGGGCTTCGGCCCCCTTTTTCTTTTTACCTTTTTTATAAATTAATTTGTGTCCTTGGTATTGGTCAGTTTCGGTTCGATTCCGTTAGGCACAGGAGAT